GTGGAACTCAAACGGATAGTTCGGCTGCGGTTTGAGGTCATAGCCCACCACCTCAAAGCCTGCACGGTGCAACCCCATCCCGGCCCCGCCAGCACCACAGAACAGATCAGCTATGCGAGGCTTCATGTGACCGCCCTGGCGCATCCGTTAACAGATTGACCGTTGACGACCCACACCAGCGGAGGATATAGAATCACCATACCCCGACCCCTGCCGCGCCTGTACGCCCATATACCGCCAGGGCCAGGGCCATCACGCAGTCGTCGTGCATCCCGTCCGGTGCGGAGTACCTGACGCCCGTTCGCGTGTACTCATAGGCGAAGGCGTCCAACTCGGAAACGATCACGCCCTGCGGATACCGCACCTCCCCGGTCTGGATCGCCATCGCTAGACCCTCCATCAGATGCTGCTTCGATGGCGACGAGAAGTGATAGCCTTCGACGTTGGACAGTTCCCGCTGGAGCCGTTCGACGATAGGATCACCGACCCCGGTGGAGTCCACGATCGCTGACGTCGTGCCGATCTCATGGGCCAGCCGTCGGACGGTTTCCTCCCAGGGCCACTGATACCGGTCGAACCGGCAGACGGCTCCCGTGGCGTCGAGGCCGACTACGACCGTCCAGTCGACACTCTTGGCGAGGTCGACCCCGTAGACCACCGGAGGTTCGCCGGAGACGTCCCCGATGCAGGCTCGGATAGCCTCTTGCCCAAACGGGTTCCCGCCGTCGTCGGATGGCTCGGCGAAGTACAACTCGCGGAACACGTTCTCAGGTAGTTGCCGCTGGGCCTGCGCGATCTCCTCCGACGCTATGATCCCCGCGTCGACAGCGTCCGTAGCGGTCAGCTTCGCGTACGCCCACTCAGGCTCCCCGCCCTCGGCTCGACGTGCTAGGGCATACGCCCAGTTCCTACGGCCCTTGACGTTGCCGATAATCCGCACCGGGCCACGGGTCGCGGTCAGGGTCGATCGGATCGCATGCCATGCCTCCTCCCTCATCCGCGTCGCCTCGTCCAGCACGGCAGCGTAGACGTCCTCACCGTAAAGGTTGTCGGGCTTCTCCGCAGACCGGAACGAGATGATCGCGCCGTTCACCAGCGTGATCGTTAGCTCGGATTCGTTGGCGGTGTACAGGGTGTCGTCCAGGCCGCGCTTGAGCCGACGATACGCGACCTTCGCCTGCGGATAGACGGGGCTGATCCACCAGAACGCCTGACCCCGTAGCCCGCCCATCGCCTGCTCCAGAATCCACGCGATGCAGGCGACAGTCTTGCCGCACTTCGTTGACCCTTCGATGATCCCGTAGCGGTCAGGGCTGAATATCGCCGCCTTCTGCTTCGGGTAGAGGTTGGGTCTCCGATATATCACCGTCGGGGCCGTTGCCGTTGAGGTAGTTGCCACTTGCTGCCTCGATTGAGAATGTGACCTCGCCCTGGGTCAAATTGATCGCTCGTTGGTCGATGGTGATCAGCGGCTCCTTCGGGATCACGCCGTTGATCTCCGAGATGCGGTGCATGATCGACATCACCATCTTGGTCGCGGCCTCGTCACCGGCGAGAGCCTGGGGCCACCACCGGGACAGGAGCGTCGTGTACCGCTCCATCTGTAGCCCGCGTATCTGGTCGGCCATGCCGCTGTACTTCTCGGCGAGGTCGTTCAGTACCCGCTTGATCGACCGGTGAACCTGCGACTTGTCGACGCCCAGGGTCTCGCCGATCTGCTTCTCGGTCGCGCCGCCCTTGTACAACTCCAGCATCTGATACCGGCGCAGTTCATATTCGGCTTTCTTTTGCGGCGTCGGATAGAGTCCCGGTTGTTTACGTTTTGGCATTGTCCCCTTCCTGACCGCCTATACACCTTTTGCATACGGGGTTATCTCGCCATCTTTCCTCTTTGTGCATTTGCTGCAAGGCTTTCATCTTGTCGGAATTCCACGCCCCGCTCAAAGTCATGTTGTCGATATTGCCGAGGGCCAATTTCTTGCCGCCCATCTTGCAGCAAGGCAATATATCGCCTTCGTAATCAACGACCAGTTGTTTGAATGGGAAGGTGCAGCCCCTCCGTTCTTTCGGAACCCGACCGTTCAAGGTCAGACCGCTGTCCCGGTCAGGGAGGTCGTTCATCTTTTGGAAGGCGAGCATGTCGACCCTATCCTGCCAGAATTCTCGGAACGCCTCCTCCTCGTGGATGTTCAGGGCGTTCCGCAAAAAGCTAACTCGGACGAGCGGATATATTAACCCTCGGCGGTCTCGTTCCGCTACAAACTCCAAGATGTTCTTCACTACCAGATCGAACTTGCCGGACAACCTTTGTTTGTTATACGTCCCAGACGTCGCGGCGTCCACGGAAACGAACACCTTGGTGATCCCGCTGTCGAGCATGGAGGTTCGCCGCTTCGCGTTCAACAGCGTCCCGTTCGTTACCAGATACACGTTCAGCATCCCGGCTGCTTTGGCATAAGCGATGCACCGCTCAAGGTCTGTCCGCAGCATCGGCTCGTTGATATAGTTCAGCTTCAATCCTCGGACGCCAAACGCCACGGCTTCGTCGATCAACGCCTGATACCGTTCGATCGAGAGGAGCGTATTCGGTCTCTTGTCCCCGTACCCATGCAGGCAGAACGGGCATTTCATATTACAGCCGCCGTTCAGTTCTATATCCAACTGAGGCGGGCTATCTAATTGTTCAAACTGTCCGGCCTTTTCATAGTCCCGTCGAAATAACTCCCAGGCGTGGGAGTCGATCCCCGGCGGGCATTCTTCCAACAGGTTTCGGTTCCGTATATCGTGGAAGAAGCTCATTGCCGGAGAATCTTCGGGACGGCCTTGTTCCAGTTGATTTTATGATGGGGCCGAGGGTTCCTCGGCCCACTTGCCCGATGGTTGTGGAGAGGCCGAATAGTTGTACAAGACGGAGCCGCCATCACCGTATAGAACGATTTCACATATGTACCAGACTCCCGATAGACCTCACTGCTTCCACCGCTATTCGATTGGGTCGGTAATTGGTGAAGCTCAAGCCCCATGTCAGTAAAGAATAGCGTCCCCGTACCACCGAGAGAAACGTATGTCGTCACGTCATCGTTGAATCGGCCCAGAAACCGGATCGGTTTGTCTACACTACAGACAAAACTATTCATCGCCTTCCTGCGGAATGGTTTCGTCACGACGCCACCTATATGATCCCCGCCCTGAGACAGCGCAATCGTCGTCACCGGCGTGGTCTCGACGAGCCGGACAAGCGCATCAAAGACCGCGTCAAGGCTCCTCATCGTCCAGCCGTGATACTCCTCCCCTGCGGAGGTACTAAGACGGTGACCCTTGCCCGTTCGCCTATAATCAAATGACGTGTAGTCGTCATCAAGCTGGACGAAGTACCGATACCCCATCTGCCTCGCCAAGTCCCAGCAGACGTTCCGCGCCCAGAGGATACCGCGCCGGTCGGAGGAGTTGTCGAACTGGTCGGTGTACTTGGCAACCTCGTCCTTGGAGAACACCAGCACGTTGTCGCCATAAATGCGTTTATACTCCTCGCCGGTCTCGTCCTCGTCGTCGATTACGATGAACACCTTGCCCGTGTAGCCGTGGTTCTGGAGCGTCCGGTAGGTGATCACCTTGTTCGGCCTGCCGTGCGTCAGGATGAAGGCGCAGAAGTCTTTACGCATCGGGATAGTCCTGGTGGAAGGCTGCGTCGATGTCCTCCTTGAGCCGGACGAATCCGTTCTCGATAGCCTGATCGTAGTCGATAACCACCAGGGCCGACCGCTCCATCAACGCCTGGACATCAGCGGGAGCGTGAGCGTAGTAGTTCGCGATCCGTTGGAAGTTGAAGACGACATGCCGCTCTGCCGCATCTAGCAGGAACCTCTCGACCTCCTCCGGTAGTTCCGCATCCCGTATCTCGCGGAGCAATTCGTCGGCGGTACTCCGGTCGGATAACTCGGCGATCTCCGGCGGTGGCCCCGACGGTTCATATATCGGCGTATCCACGGTCTGCACATATACATTATCGGGCGGCTCCGAGTCTGCTATCGTCAGCGGCTCGTACCCGTTCGCCAGGGTCTGGAGGAGGGCGTTCACCGTGTCGTTGTCGGACGATACCGTCGACAGCAACTCGGTCAGCCGCTCCTCGTCCCGCCCAGCCATCGCCGCCAGCGGGTCGAGGGTCGCCAGCATCAGGTCGGCCTCGGCCTCGTTGATGTCCAGCACCAGCACCGGGACGTCCGCGTCAGGCGTGGTCTCAGCCCGCAGATGACCGTCCACCAGCATCAGCCCCTCCGGTGTCTCGCGGGCGATCAGGGCGTCGGCATACCCGACCTCCGCTAACACGCCTCTAAGGGCGTCCTGCTGCGCTACAGGATGGGTGCGCCAGTTCTTCGGGTTGGGCAATAGCTCCGATGCCGGGACTCGTCGCAGTTCCTTGATCCGATCACGTATCTGCATGAGTCCATTCCTCCTCCTCGGTTAGATCGTCATCGCCCCGACAAGCGCGGCAGAGTTTGTCAGGGCATCTGTACCCGTTGTCCTCGGTGCCCAGCCAATCGCCGCATACGTCCTCCACGGGATCGAGTCCACCGACACCGCATTCGTCGCACTGCACGACCTCACGTATCACAGCCACGCCTCCTGAGTTCCTCTTTGATAATCTGCCTGACCCGACTGCCTGTTATGCCCCAGGTCTCGCCGATAGCCGCCAGAGTTTGACCCTCCCCACGGGCCTTGAGGATGAGCGGGAGGCGGTTCGCATACTCCCATTTCGTCTTCAATGGTGGAACATTAAAATTATTGATGAAGTCGGTTTTCATGACTGCGCCTCCTATTCGCTGACGGGCGTGACGGTGACCGCGACCCGGCTCTCAGCGCGGGTCTTGACCCGTTCTGCGGTCATAGTGTATTCCAATATATGGCTGGGGTCATCATCGAACGATGTCGATATCGCCCCTGCATCCACTAGCCCGTCGATCACGGGACCGCATAGGGTCGCGAGGCCGTCCCAATCGAACGGTTTACCGCACCAGAACTGTCGGATAGATACCCTGCATCGCGATGGTGTCTCCCATCCATCTTCGGCCTCGATCAGCCCCAGGATGTAGGCGTCCTCCCTGGCCTGCTTGATCAAGGGCTGCGTCTGTCTCCAGTGACCTCGACGCAAACCGTTCTTTGACAGCCTGCGATCAGGCTGGAATTCAACCGTTAGCGTTTCCACCGATCACCTCTCTTTTTTTTCTTCTATACACTCTTACTCCCCTCTACGCCCCCCTTTAGGGGGGGCTAGAGGGTAGAGTTAACAGTTAACCGTTAACACATTCGCCATTGAGTGTTAACCTTAACATCCGAAATGTTAAGGATTAACATTCGCCGCTGGACGTAAGGAACAGTCACCGCAGACGGCCCGGTCTGCCGCCGACATAACTGCGACGATAGGCGACATGTCCTGGCGCAAGATGTAGGACTGCACCATCGCGCCAGTCTTACGGTTGCCCGATTGTTCGCTGGCTAGTGGCGACAGACCCGTGAGGATCAGGACGATAGGAGTCCCATCATACGGAGACGGGCCGCGCCATGCCTCGACGGTCTTATATCGGGACGTGGGCCGTCGTCCCGCCATGTAGTCTCCGATGATCGCAGGGTCAATCGCGGGGACGTTCCCAGCGTCCCAGGCTCGCCACATGCCGAGCCAGCCCGTGTTCACATAGCAAACGGCCTCGGAAGAACCGCGTCTTATGGGCTTGATCAGGATGTTCTTCGCCGGTTTGCGGGTGCCTCCGCAAAGAAGGCAATCGTGGCACTGCACACCATGCGATTCTTCTGGGCAGACGATCTCGCCAATCAACGGGCCAACTCTTTCCAGGTCAACGCGGTAGTATCGCCATCCCATCGCCACGGCTTCGGCAGCTTCGGCCTCAGACTCTACGGATGCCATGAGGTAATCACTCAGTCGCTGGTCGCATGTGCGCCACTGATGAGTGTAGCCAGTGCCTTCGGTCGACTCTCCGTACAACAAGTACCAAACTGCATAAGGTACGAACGCCGGGTCGCCGTAAGCTCCAGCGCGGAAGTTGCGCGTCATTGCTTTTATCACGATAGGTACTCGTTCGGCTCCAGGGTCTCGTTCTCTGGCCCGAACGTCGCCTGGACTCGTTGCCGCTTCAATCTGAAGATTCCGGCGAGGTCGGGCCGACGAGCCATCAGTAACCGAGCGTAGAACGCCCGGTGATTGTTGGACAGCTTCGGCGGCGGCGTATCTCCGAGGGACTCAAACCACATCTCCCACCGCGCCCGCTCATACAGCGCACCGATCCCGCAGACGGCATCCGGCCCGCGCCGCTCCCGCCACTCGCGGGCGAAACGCACCAACGTCCGGTACACCTCTGGATGATCGGAATGGAACTGCCAGAACTTCTTCTCCATCTCGCCCTCGTCAATGTCGAAATCGAACCTCGCCTGGGCTGAGTTCTGCATCAGTCCACCCCCAGCGGCTCGGTGGTCTCCCATGCGCCGTTCTTGCTGACGAACCGGTCATCGCCCGATAGGGTCGCCGATAGGCTGCGGGTCGGGGCGTCGAGTAGTTCCGCGAGGTCGGCGGTGGACAGTGCGCCATGCTCGCCGATGGCGATCCCGACCCGTTCGCCCAGTGGCAGGGTCGCGACCAGTTTGGAGTTCTGCCGAATGTCGAGGTCGTCGATCGTGCAACCGTCGTCGCCCCACGTCAACCGGAAGCCCAGAGGAGGCCGGAGAGAGCCTGTATTGCTCTTTCTGTGGTGTAGGGCATAGTCGGAGTGATTCTGTCGCTGTCCGGCTGATACAGCAAGCTCAAAAACGTTCCTGGGGAGGTTGATCCAGTACACGGAACCGAACGGGCTGGATCGCCCGCCTTTCCTGGCCTCATGCGTGACATGAGCCAGGATGATCGTCTGCACCGGGTCGGACGGGTCTGACATGTCCCGCAGTGAATCGAAGAATTTTAAGGTGGGTGCTGCTGCCTCCGGCTCGCCTCCCGAGGCAGGGCCTGCTGAGTCGATGACCACCGTCTTGATTCCCATGCGGGCGATCTCTGATTTGAGGAATTCCACCGAGTCCCAGATCGGGCCGCTCATGAACCTGTAGAACACCATCCCGGTCCGGCCTGCCAACGGATAGTCGGGATCAGGCCAGTCGCCCGGTTCGATGTCCCGCGCTCGGAGAAGTCCCCGGTTCCTGTGCCATGTCATCCGGTCGCTGGTCTCCCAGTCCAAAAATAGTACGTTGCCCTGGATCGCCTGCCGCCCACCGACCTCGGTGCCGGTGTGAAGGGCCGACGCAAACGCCAGAGCCATCTGCGACTTACCGATCCCGCCCGCGCCATACACCAGCGTCGGGAGGTTGGCCCACACGATCCCGGGCAGCACCTCGGCGATCGGCTCCGGTGGCTGCATCGCTCCCAGGGCCACGATCGGAACCCCGGCGCGGTATCGCTCCAGTACCAGGATCGACGCCTGCGTCAGGCGTTGCCGCCAGTCGCCCCGCTCGCTCACGTTGTCGAGGTCGGCGATGACACTTCGCCACGTCTTGGTGATCGACGTCCGAACCGGC